GTGCGAAGGAAGACTACCGTAGAAGCCTGAGAGGGCTTCTAGGTATTCCTGCCAGGTCGAATGATTCGACCACCGGATCAGACTGTGGACTGCGGGGGTGACAAACCCCTCTTCCTCGTAGCTAACCCCGGCCATCAAGGCCTCAAGGTCAGCCGGAGGATAGTCCCATGTATGGGACCAGCAGGTCTGATTTGCCCGGTATTCAACCGGGCTGCCCTGAACGGATTCAGGATCTCGGGCAATGTAACGCTTACCGAGCGTGAATTTCCCGAGGGTAGCATGCTTAACGATAGCTGCATGATCCGGGCATGTCACAATAGTCTCCGTGTAAGACTTAGGTAACCAACAAACCGTACCGTCACTAAGACGATGCTGTTTCATCGGCTCCCAGCCATCCTCGGAGTAGACACGCCATGAGAACCTGCACTGCCAATCGCGAGCCTGCAGACCACGGACCTCTAGGACGAAAGGAACCGCCCTAAAGGGAGTATATGTCACGCCACTCGCCTCGTACACGAACCTCGCCATTGAAGGCGTTAGTTCGTCCCAAGAGGTATCTGGCTTTAACCAGAGGGGAACTCTCAGACCACTACAAGAATCCTCAAACGGTGGGACCGCATTTCGGCGGTCTTCAGGAAGAAGATTCCAAATGTAGGCGAAAGTCTTTGGCAAGGAAACTTGCCAATTAGAACCCCACAAGACGAGTCTGTTCAAGAGGTCGACTAGGTCAGATGGCGTACGCAACCGACGAAGGAAAGCCGGTCGAATATTATATCCGCCTAGGGCATCCACGCCACACGACTCCTTGAAAGTGCCAGAAAGAAACGACTTCTTCAGATTGACCGTAAAACGTAAATCGGTCAGGACGGACACTAGTCGTTGTGCACATTCCTCGCGAATGATTATGTCATCACCGAAGACCGAATATGGTGGCACGACCATCCGTTCATGGCAAACGTACTCTCGACTCGATGAGTCAATGGGTGTTTGCTCTACGACGGCGTGGCAAAGTGCTGCGTATACGATCGTTTGCAATGGAAAGGTCCAACCGACCCCCATTGTACCGGCGATGTGCAAAAAATCAACGCGCGTTTCTCTCTTACCCTGAGCATTCTCAACTGAATATGAATAAGTCGAGTCAATGCTGTCCTTGAGGAACTGCCGTAAGAACGGTAATCCCTCGAACAGCCACTCGATCAGAGCCCAATAGAAACTATCTGAGCTCTTCTTCATATCGATCGTCACGGGAGGATTCTCAGCCCCGATTAAGGAGCCTACTAAAGCCAAGCAACGATTCACGTCTTGTTGTGTTTCGAGGTCGATACCTACATTAGTTTTCAGTGCCTCAACCATGAGGTTACCTACAGCTAATGACATCCAGGTACCTACCAAGGAACACTTCAGGATTGCACGGAGCTCCTCCGAGCTCTTTTCAACAGTAGCAAAAGCGGACGACGCTACATAGGGATCACACGACCATTCG